TAGGAACCCATACATCATGGAATTTTCGATAATCAATCGCCCATGCGTCAGCTTGTTGGTTCACAGTTGGATCAAAGATACGCATTTTGTCTGTTTTAGACACGGCAATAGCAGCTTTACGGCTCATGATAAGCCAGTTGATAGCTTTAGCGCCTGTATCAGCTTTAAAGCCGCCCTTTTCTTGGCCGCTAGTTTTGCCGTCGTTAAACACGTATTGAGATTTTAAGCGTGCGCTAGACACGCCAATGATAGGAATTTCGTTATATGTACGAACACGAGTATTGTATTGGCCTTGCGTAAAGTTAGCTACGTTGAGCATACCTTTAGCGCCTGCTGCTTCGTTCAAAATGCCTTGAACTCGTGCGCTCATTACGATTACCAAATCGCCAGTTTCGCCAATTAAGTCCTCAATTTCCATGATTTCTTTGTTAAGCTGTTTGACAATGTTAGTATCGTCTGGCGTGAAAGTATCTGTTTTGCGGCTTTCTTGCTTAGCATATGCAGCCACTTTAGAGTAGCGGTAAGCGTCTACCTCTGGGATAACTTGTTCTTTTTGGAATGTAGTCATAACATTTGTTGCTGTTGCCAAGAAGTTTGTTTCGTCTACGTCCATAGAGTCGATAGAGAATTTACGGCCACGGTCTTGAGTAAGTTTGAAATCTTTGAATGTCAAAGATACAGCGCCTCGGTTGTAGCCGTTATCACGGTCATAGTTCGCCAAGCCGTCAACGGAAAGAGTAGGAATTTTAACAGTATCGCCGCCGTTATATACAACGTCGCCAGCGTTGGCCTCCATAAAGCCAGATGTAGCACCAACTAACATCTGTTGGTCTAGTACTGTTTGGAAATTTTGAGCCATTTGCAAAGTATTAATTGCCATTGATTATTACCTCATTTCATCATTAAAAATTAACCCTCGCTAGGCGGTTTAATGCCTGCGATTTTGTACATTTCCGCTAATTGACCATTACCGTCATTAGCGTTGCCAGCACCTGCACCGCTGCCGCCTTTTTGCGTAGTTTTAACGGCGTAAGGCTTATCAGCAAGAAATGCCGTTGCGCATTCCTCGATAGTGCCGATTGTGCCGTCGTCCTTAGTCCAGCCATAAGAGCCGTCTTGTTGTACGGAAATCTGCCCAGCAATGAGCTTGCTGAATGTTTCGGCGTCTGTGCAATTAGCTTTTGTGAGCGCTGCGATTGTTTGAGCGCTGATTTCGGAATTAGTACGCTTTTCAATCTCTGCTTGGCGAGCTTTTTCGGCTTGCTCATACTTATCTGTGAGGCCTTTGATTTGCTTTTCAAGAGCCAAGATTTCTGGGCTTTTTTCGCCTTTGTGAGCCTCGTATTCGTCAACCTTACCTTTTAACTCATCACGTGCTGAGGTTAAATCGGTAATAGTTTTCTCGAATTTGAGTCGGTCGGCTTTGGCTACCTCGTTAATACGAGAGATTTCGCCTTTAAAGCCTGCCACGAGGTCTTTGCCCCCCTCGAGTTTTTCAAGTGCTGCGTACAATTCTGCTAAAGTCATGAGTCTTTCTCCTTTTCGTCATGAATTACGCCACATTTCGCCTCCTGCTAGTTTGTGGCAATATAAAAGGCCCATGCATTCACTTGCATAGGCCTGTAGGTATAAATTATGTATTTTATTTTGGTGTTCGTGGCTCGAATGTTTCATCATTCCAGCCTCTTATGTGGTCTTTCCAGTTAGCTTTGCCGCTTTTAACCTCTTTACTGCCGCTTATACCGAGCAATTTTTCTCTGTGATCACGAGAAATAGACTCTATATACTTCTTGCCGCCCTCGTTCGTATTGTCTTTTGCTTTGGTAATATCTACTTCAAAATCATAGACAGGTGATATTCTACACATACAATGAGGGTGAGCAGGTAACGTAGGAAATTTATCTTTTGGATATATCCCCTTACCTAGCCCATATAAATCAGCGTTAGCGTAAAAATCGCATATATCATAGCGAGGGTGCCTGCTTGATAGCGTCCATTTCAAAGCTACAACATCATCATCGTGAGCATATCTATTCATCTGACCGTCTGCGTAAGCCCTAGCCATTTCTGTGCGTGCAATTCGCTCGGCGTTGTATCGTGCCTTTTCTTGCACTGCTACAGTAACAGCTCGAGAAAGGTCTATAGCGTTGCCCTCGTCTACCGCTCGAATTAACTCAGAATAGGCAGCTCGTAGGCTTGGCGTTGTGTTCTGCCGTACTAGCCGCTCTGTGCGCCTAATGGTTCGCTTAAATCGAGCTAATTCATCATCATTGAGCGCTTGCGGCGGCTTTAACGCTCTAAGACGTTCAATATGTTTAGGGAGTTTATCGGTATCAATAATGCCGCCCTTGCCATAGCCCTCGAATATAGAGCGAGCTATCTCACGAATGCTTTTACCACGCTTTAGAGAGTTAGCGATAACCGCCGTCGTCTCTCGTCGCACTTTATGAGCGTTTTTATGTAGTCGCTTAGATAGCTTTAAGCCGTCGCTCGCCCAAGCGGCTTGCATAGCCTCACTGATTGATTGAGTCGTGTAATTAAAAGGCCTATGCCCTGCTACCGAGAGCGGTGTAAGCACACTATGATAGGCTTTGTTAAAATTCTCTACCATATCAGCCGTGAGAGGGGCCTCTAGCATTTCCATAATAGGATAAGTCTTATAAGCGATTTGAACAGCCTTATCGGCTGAATATCCAAGCGATACTAACTCAAGTACCATTTTCTCGAATTGCTCGAGTATTTTATCAAGCGTTTGGCTCGTCTGTGTCATCATCGCCACCGTTTAGATCATCATCGTCATAAGTTTGGTCTTGGGCTTTGGTGTCGGCCGCTGTCTGCGCCTCTTTAACGATTGCGTCTTTAGTTTCCTTTTCCAAATTAGGCATGTAAGCGTCAATTACTTTCTTTAAGATCTCGCTGTCGAAAGTGTCTGACTCAAATTCGAGGTCTTTGGCTTGCTGAGCCTGCGTAAGGCTTTCAGTAACATCATTTACCTTGAAGTCTTTTGGATACTCGCAAAAATACTCCAAATTATCGCCACTCCATAGCTTATAGAGAGCGATAATGTCATATTCTGCATTCTCACAACGAACTGCAAAGGCTGCTAGATTTTGATTAGTACGCTCAAAGTCCCATTGTTTAGCCACGCCACTCTTAGCTTGCTGCACGCCGATAACGCTATCAATACCGCTCATGCGATACATTTCATTGATGAGCTTATCAATTTGAGCCATAAGTACCTCGGCTGGCCCTTTATCTGGTGCGATAAAGTTCGGCGCTTTGCTTGACTCGAATGGATATGCGAGCAAGTTATCAGTACCGATAGTTACATCTTGCAAGCCATTGTTATCGACTGGCATAGTCAAGATAGAGAATGTCTGATTGTATAAGATTTGAGATAGCAAAGAGCACAAATTATATACATGAGCATTCGTTTTAGCGATACTCAAATACTCAGGCGGTGGAAGAATATCACGCTTGCGTGCTGCCCTACCAAACCATTGAACGATTGGAATACGTCCGATGTTATGCTCACCTTGCCCTACTACTTTATTGTCGCTATCGGTGATTTTCCATTCTGTAGGCGTCCACGTGTGGTAGTGTGCTTTGATTGTGCCGTCAGCATTCTTCAAATACGTCGCATAAGTAAATAATTTGAGCTTTCCGTTGTCGTCAAACTCATAATTCACTACGTTCTTAGGCTCAACCGCCGTGAGATAAGGCATAGACCTATTAGCCAATGTTTCAGCCAAAGAGCTGCCAAACTCGCTCACGTTATCAGCTACGATATACATAACGCCATACAGCTTAGCTGACATAGCGTTTTGTTCTATAAATTCCTGTAGCGATGTGCCTTGACGGTCTACATCGTTAATAAACTCATCAAATAATACAGATTTGCCGTATTCTCGTTTGATTTCGTCTTTGAATATAGGATCTACAGAGGCATTCAAGATAGGCCCTGTGTAATTTAAGTAGTAAGCTATCTTACGTCTAAAATTAATTGACTGTGTGCTCTCTCGAGCGTGTTCCGTAATCGCCGCCCCAGTAGCGAACATACCGCTACCATAATATGCGTCATGCAACAGCTCATACTCCTCTAATCGAGGGTTATTGTTAATTATTGCCATATTGCCCCTTTCTAATTGATATTAATTCTACCGCTACGAACCTGCGGCGCATTGATTTTCTCCGCTATGCCTGTGAGTGCGTCTGGGCCGTCATCGTGTGCATTCTTGCCCTCTCGCTGATACTTAGTAATGTCAGCAGCGAACTGCGGCCACCTATCACGCCAATTTCTAGGCATATATACGTGGTTCATTACCCAAGTTGCATTGGAATGAATGCGAGCTATCTTATTGCCGCTTTGATGAAACATATTGATCACGCACTTATTAGAGTTATATTTCTGTTTGAGTATGCTTTGAACATTACGGCCAAACCCTCGGCCGCCGTTATTGCTTTCTATGTCAGCCATATTCACGCCGTTACGATGTAGCATATCCGCTACCTCTGGCTCTGTGGTTTCCATAGCGTCTTTGGTATACACTACATCTAGGATATACGCCTCGCCGTCATACACACCGTATGTGATACTAGCTAGGTAGTCGCTGCCAGTATCGGCGGTGTCTGTATAGTTCTTAACACAAGAAAATAACACGTTACCCTTATCATCTCTTGGCAACGTGTCATATGTAAGTATTTGACTATAAAGACAACCTTTAAGGTCTATTGGTATTTGCTGATAGTTAGCGCTGGCAATATCCTCACCCATAGCTCTCACTTTTGATGTGTAAGAGGCTTTAGAGAGTACCTCTTCACACAACATAGAGCCGTCGTCTTGTAAAGCTTTCATAGTAATGACTTTGGTTTTGAACAATGGATCATCTTTAAAATGCTCGATAGCCCTGCCTGCTAAATCATCACTAGCCCAGCGTGTCATGATGATGATTATCTTGCCGCCCTCTTCGAGCCGTGAAAGCATAGTATTAGTAAACCATTCCCAATGTTTCTCTTTCACGCTGGCATTATAAGCCTCTTCGCTGTTCTTGATAATATCGTCAATGATCATGAGTGAACAGCCAAAGCCTGTAGCTGTACCAGTTGGCGAGGTGGCAAGATATGAGTTAGTGTATCCCTCTAAACTCCATAAATGAGCCTGTGCGTCGCCTGTTGCGACTCTCACATTTGGGAATACGTCAGAGAATACAATAATATCCTCATCAGCCTTACTCTCTTGAACCGCATTTCTAACCGATTTACTGAACATTTTAGAAAGCGTTTCATTATACGAGCCAGTCATTACCTTTACAGCTGGGTTGTTACCCATGCACCACTGCGTAAAGTGTTGCGCTGTTAAACTCTTACCATGCCGAGGCTATGGAGGCAGGTTCATTATAAGCACGTTGTACTCATCATTTTTGATAAAGGCCTCTAGCTCATTGCATAGATTAACTAGGTATTTACGGCTCTTTTTGTAAAAGCCTCCTGTCTTTAGCTGACAATAATAAAAGAACTCACGTCTTGCGAGTTCTCGTTTGGCTAGTTGTATGATTTTCTCTTTATTACTCCGAACCTGCACGCCCTCACCCCCTTTTCATGAATCTATACAGATTTGAGCTTATTCCTCACCTATGAGCTTTTTAATGTCCGCCGTATCAATGCCCTCAAATGGGTTTTTCACCTCGACGGCTGCGTCGATATTCTTCTTATCTCTCCACTTCTCTGGTTGTCTGTTTTTAAGCCAGAATATTAATGATGTAGGATTAGGCTGCACGTCCTTAGTGGTACGCTTAACCTCTACTATTTCACTTTCGCCTGTTTCTGGGTTATAGATACGCTCTTGAACCACCTCATCGAACTTATAACCCATAGCGCTTTTGAGTAGAGCGTTCTCCACTAATATATCGACTACCTCTTTACCTCTTTTTAACGCCTCTGAAAAATCTTTATACTTGACTTTCCAAGCGTACAAAGTAGATACGTTAATTCCTATATTATGCGCTATCTGTTCATCATTTAGGCCGTCTCGTGCCCAGCCCTCGAGTCTTATTAGATTATCTGGCTCGAGCCATGTTTCATATTTAGGGGTACGGCCTAGCCTTTTCTTTTTCTTTGGCTCTGTCTTTTTTGCTTTAGCTGCCACGATCTCACCTCTTTTATATGTGTAAATACAAAAATACCTCGAACAGAGTACCCTAATCTCTGCCGAGGTATTTTTGCGTATGTCTATAGTTGAAAGAAAGGAGGATAGAATGAAACGTATAAGCACCATTCACCACTAACATAGTACCACAGATATTTAGTACTGAATATGACAGCTTTATGACAATTTACAAGGCGTAAGCTCCAAATAAATATATGCTCAAATCATCTATTCCTTTGTCGAGCCACCTATATACATTTCGCTCAACTGTGTTATGCTTTTCTGCGATTTCTGCGATTGTCAAATCGTTGATATACCTATCAATTACACACTCGCAATAGTGCTTATTGTTATTAATGCAAGTTATGCGGTATACCTCGAGCATTTTGTCTATATGCTCGATAATTAGCTCTGTACGTCGCTTACTAGCGAGAATGGTTTCAATCTGCAATAAGCCTCTACGGTTAAAAACCTCATACAATACTGTTTGTAAGTCGCTAGGTGTGAGGGTATCCTCTGCCTTTGCAATAGCGCTTTTACAATGCGCTTTCATAGCCGTGTAGCCCTCGAGTAGCGTTGTAGTATTCTTATAGGCTCTTTCGTTTTTCTTGGCGAGCATATCCTCGTTACGCCGATTAAATTCGGTTAAGGCTGTTTGTGCTGCTGTTTCTGCTGCAATCTTAACGATAGCCTCAACCTCTAACTCAGTAAAAGTGCGCCCCTTACATTCCATTTAATCACCCCCATATATAGCGAAAACCAGTAGCCAATAATAGTATCATTCCGATTGCCACCAAAACGCTGAACACAATAGAGGTTATGAATATAAGGTGTATACGCCTATTGCATTTTTTATCAACAGCCAAGTGTGCCGCCAATCGAGCTTTTTCTAATTTTTGCATTCGTCCATAATCTACATAGCCTTTTAAATGTAGGCGATCATTGCTATTCTGATTTTCCAATTCTGACCGCCTTTCCGTCCTTAACATTATAAATAATTTCTTCCTCGAAATGCACGCCGTTCGGTATGCGATTATTTCTGATAAGCCATTGTCTAAAGAGTTTGTTAATTCCTAGCTCAAGCTCTTTAATTTCGCTCTCTGGTACGTTTTTAAGCGTTTCGTAATCGTTTATATCGTTTCTTAAATCAATTTCTAAATCTTCGACTAATTCCCTAGCAATTCCACCAGTAAAAGGCCACCATTGAGAGCAACGCACCAGATAAAATATATCCTTGCCACACCTTTGAGCCTCTTTTACACCTGCCTCTTTCGCCTCTTTTAAGCCGTGTATTTCGTTTTCTCGAGTCCATTCGTAATGGCCGCTCTCGAGAGTTACGATATAAGTATCAGTTTTCATCGTCGCCACCTGCTAATTTTACATAATTCCAATTAAAAGGATACGTATTATCACTCCACGATGTAGCTCCATTACGGAATGCAAACACCTCTCCATGTTCATACTTTGCGAAATAGCGTCTTTCCCATTTGGTTTTGTTTTTACTAACCAATATAGGCGTATCTACAGCAACCTTGCTCCAGTCAACAATACCGAGATACTTGCCAATATCAAGATAATTCGGCTCGTTGAAATCTGGCAGTAAATCAGCAATAAGCCCTACCCCATATCTATTTACACCGCCATAATCGTACCTATCGCCATATTTTATGAGTGGTTTATCGACGCCAAAATATATGCCAAGCACGCTATCAAATACGATGTATCTAACTCCTTTATCGTATAGCTTTTGCAACAGCCATTTTATGCCCTCTTTATCATTCATTTGAGTACTCCCTTCCGATAAATTTATCAAATTGCATTTGTACATATCCTATTAGGCTTTCTAAAACTTCCTCTGGTATATCGTTAAGAAAATTTTTTTAAACTTAAATCTTAAATCAAAATCGCCGTCATACCAGATAATAAATATTTCTTTTCCACTCTCTACGAGGGCTGGCTTAAGTGTTCCAGCTTTCCCATTAATAGCGAGATCATCGCTGCTTTTTATTTGCATATAATCAACCTTTAACCGCCTAATGTAGGACATTCGCATTCCCAGTAATAATCCTTGAATTTATGCTCCTTATAAAGTACGACCTCGCCTTTATTGTTTATCTCAAATTCTTCTACAAATTCCATGCCTCGCTCATAACACTTGCCCTTTATGTCGAGATTATATTTTTTTGCTAATTCTACATAACCCTGCCCAGCTACACTCCAAGCGTGGTGTATTTTAACAATAAAAATGCCTATCCCTTCTTCGTTAAGTATGATTGAATCGTTAGCCTCTTCTACATCGTCGCTATACACACACGAGCGGTAAAGCGACTTCAAAAACACTGTTCGCTCTGGTATGTCAGGTATCAAATCAGAAAAGCACATCTCAGGGTTAGCCCCCTTAAATTCGTTTGTTATAAACTTGATTAAATCTTCTTTAGAGCCTCTAAACTTAACCCAGCCCTCGCACCAATTTGGCATATTTTTTCACCTCGTTATTGTTATTAATATTTTTTCAGTAGTAAAGCTATTTTCTGTTAATTGAACTTTTCTATCTATCATTTTAAGCTCGATAATATCCTCGACGCTTAATACTCTATAGCCCATGCCGTCTTTAATTTTTATAAGCACTGCACGATCACTGTTCTGATTTTCCTTAGCAACCTTACGAGCATATTGTAAAGCTATATTTAAGTCGTTATCAGTCATATAATCTCTACATTTTAATGTGAGATATTCGCATTTTTGATAGGCTTTAAATTCAACCTCATCAAAGCCGTGTTTGAATAATTCCTCTGTGTTTATCATTTATCGGCCTCTTTACTGAGCGCTCTATAAAGCTCTTGTTTTACATGTAGCCTCATAGCCTCAACTCTACTGTCTAAGCACTCATTAAATAGCGTTGTAGCGTCAACAATTAGTGACAAACTAACCCATACGCCAACCCCTTTATATTGCCACTTATACCCTGTAATTTTCGGCTCTGTATCTAGTATTGTAAAGGCTATATCAACCTCTGGAATTACAATATCATTACCCATAACAATAGTTAGCGCTGCGACCAACTCGTGATAATTAACCTCTTTACTTTCCATATACTCGCCTACTTTCTAAGTTCAGCGCTCACATACGCCACCAATGATACGGCGAATGTACCAAGCAATATACCGAGTATTCTCAATACATCGCCGCCAGTTACGCCGAATAGTCCAATTAACCAAAGCACTGCTGCAATAGCAAGCGCAATAAACTCGGCTTTCATTACTAGAATAAGTGCTATGTATATTGTGTATAATAATGCTTTCATATGTTTACCTCATTTCATTTGATATTCAAATCTTATGTCCGTTTTCGCTGAATTGATCATTACGAAAATACTATGATGTGCAGGCGATTTTGTGCGCTCGCCTGTTTCGCTAATAAACTTCACTCGTTTAGTAGGTACATACACGCTTATATGTGTTTTACTAAATAATTTATGCCGTTGTACCCCCCCCCAGTGTATCTATGGGTAATACCAGTACACATGGATTGCCTGTTTCAATACACCGAGCTATAACCTCATCTTTATTGCTATATGGTGGGTTCGTTATTAGATAATCGAACTCGTATTGATTTGTTAAAAAATCAGTAATGCCATATATAGCGAATGGATCATAGTCTTGAGTGATTACTTTTGTAAAATTGCTTTTCTCTGTGTCGAATGGCAACAGCACCCTCGCACCTTTAGGCGGCGGAAATACCTCGAGCATAGTTTTTACTGTTTCGAGCGGCGTGTACCATTCATCAGATTTTAAGCCACTTATAAGAGCCTGTTTCATTTCAACCTTTCCAACTTAACCCCTGCATTTAAAAGGCGTTTTCTTACCACGGCGAATGACATATCACACGTCGCTGCAATTTGTCTTATTGTTAAGCCCTTACGCCTCATATCAATTAAAGTGTTTATATCTGTGTTATAGCGATTCTTCTTTCTGGTTCGAGTAATCTGTAACCCTAGCACTTTCAACGCCTCATCTGGGCTTTTCTTGCCATATATACAAGCGCCTAATGCGAACCAGTTACCTGCGTATACAAATTCCATAACTTACCCCTTATTTTCAATTTCCTCTTTCCACGTTTGCAGGGTAAGCGTTAAAATTCCGTGTTTCCTTGCATAATCTAACTCACCTCTGCACCCTCGGCTCGTTTCCCAATTTTCACAAAGCACTAGCACATCGCAATGACTTAATAAGCCTAAGCAAATATCAAGCCCTCTCTGGTACTCGTCGCCAGTCAAGTACATGAACCCATAATTATGAATTGGCGAGACGTAATCGTGCTCGCTATCATTCATTACTAAGTCATTCATGATTTTGTCGATTTTTAACTTGTTGCTTTCCTTACCGCCGTAAGGGTGAGCAATATATATAATCCGCTTTTTCATTTCCTTATCTCCCATTTTTGAAAAACACTAGCCAAATAGTCTTGCCTCTGCGTTGTCCAATTATAGGCTCGCTAGGCAATAACCCTTTTACATTGGAAAATAGCACCTGCTCCTCATTCCATTTAAAAATAAGCGTTCCATTTTCTTTAAGCACTCGCCAGCATTCTGCAAGCCCTTGTTTAATATCATCTTTCCAAGTAGGCTCCAAAGTTCCATATTTAGCTTTTAAATATGACGTATCGCCAGCGTGTAATAAATGTGGCGGATCAAAGATAACTAAATAGAATGTTTCATCATCAAAAGGAATGTTTTTAAAGTCTGCCAATATATCTGGGTTTACTACCAACTTTCGGCCGTCGCATAGAGTGGTGTCTAAAATTCGATTATCCATATATATGGCGTTCTTGTGTTCTTTATTAAACCAAAACATACGAGAGCCGCAGCAAGCGTCTAATATCTGTGCTTTATTGAATGATTCGCTCATGTCGAACCTCATTTATTCCTTTGATTTCATCTATTACAGCAGCTTTCGCCTCATTGAATAGCTCTGTATCATCACCAGCTACGATATACAGGGCTTGCTCTGCTACATCGCATACAAAAGATAATAGCTCTACCGTGTTACACTCCTCTGCTGTAAGCGTGAAGTGCTTTCCGTCATATTCAGCTTTTATGTTTCTCTTCATAAGCACCTCTTTAGTCTTGAATTACTAATTTGTCAATTTCAAGCTCTACGCAATCAACGTATACATCGAGCGTATTGTCTACTTTTCCGCAGTCAATCGTGATTTGATCATTGATAGTTTTCAGTACTTGCTCTTTCAGTTCCTCGGCGTGAGCCTTGCTCTTAGCATTGAGCCAAATATCAAGGCCGATAGTACCTATCAGCTGCAATCTGTACTCTTTTTCGTTCTCATTCATGGTGTGCGATGTCCTTTCATCATGAGTTTTCTGTATTCCTTGTATGATATTGAGGCAGGGGCTTTGGGTTTAACCTTAGCCCCTGTCGTGGCAGCCTTACAGCGTTTAGGCTTTTGAGTGGTGTCGCACTTTCGAGCCGTCGCTTTGACATATTCCTCGCATAAGATACTGTTTTCATTAATTGGCGTTATAGTGATCTCCGCCCTAGGATTATCTTTGTCGATGCCTGCAATTTCTGATCCGTCATAATTGACGATGTATTTATCATTATCAATCACGCCAGCTGCTTGCAATATGTCTGAGGTTGCTTGTAATAGGCCTACCAAATCTGGCCAATGCGCTCGGTTTTGTAAATAATAGCGGCACATAACCGATACTGGCCCATGAACAGCCTGCGCTCGAGCCAGCTGCATGAGAGCAACTTTCTCATATACTTTAAACGCTTTTGACGGTAAGATTACACGCTTATTGCCTTTGAATGCTATTTGACTGCTATTCTTTTTCGTTCTTGGTTGGCCATAAATTACGATTTCCACGTTTTCCCCTCTATATCTTTTGTCATATTTTCTTAATTGAGCCACGAAATCGACTCAATTTACTACTTGTAATAGTTCGCTATATAATTCATATGGCGAGAATTATAAACTCGCCTTATAGAGCGTTTTAATCAATTTCTGTTTTTTCTTTGACTACTTTGTCAATCATCTGTTTTATGGCTTCAAAGCTTTCCTCTGGTCCTTTGTTCAAAATATGAATGCAAGCGTCAAGTCCGAGCTTAGCGCTTTCTAAGGACTCAGTTTTCTCTAAATCAGAGAATTTGGACTTCATGATTATTACAGCTCCAGCGGCCACAATTGCATTAGCCACCTCTCTTACATCTTCAAACTCTTTACTATGTTTGATTTTTAGTGCGCCATTATCAAGCACTTTAATTTTTATCTTTTTCATTATTTCCCCCTGTGAGATTCGCTCATAAAAATGGCCTCTTGATACTCGCCACGCAATCGATCGTATATGCGCTGGCTATAATTATCCTTAGTCCAACTATCACTGTAGTTAGTGGTGAGGATAATTGGCCGCATTCGGTTATAGCGGTCTATGATAATAGACTCAACCTTTGCAGCCACCCATTCAGATTTTGAGTACTCAGCCCCAAAATCATCGAGCAATAAGAGCGGTATGTTCCGCAGCTTTTGCTCGTAGCTCATGAATGCCACGCTATCGCCCTTTGACAAGGTGAGCATATTATCCAAGAGATTTGGCATTGAGATCATCAAGCACCCCTTACCAATTTCTAGCGCCTCTTTTAAAAGGCATACACCGAGAGAGGTTTTCCCTGTACCAGCTGGGCCCCTTAATATGAGTCCCTTTCCTGTGTTTAGGTTCTCCTCTAGGTGCTGCCTGTAGTCATTCACTATACGATAGGCCTCGGCGTTTTCCTTTGGGTATGTTCCATTTTTCTTTAACCACTCAAAGCTCATATCGTAGTAGCGTTTAGGAATGCCAGACACTCCATAGGTCTGGCTTTTATCCTTTTTAATGACAATAGGCTCATTATAGACAGGCTTAATAAATTCATAGTCAGCCTTTGCCGTGCACCCTTTCGTATTCGGCCTGCCAATCGACTGCCTCATCTTTTCGATTACTGCCTTTACATCTATTTTTTTCATTTCCTAACCTTTTATTTTTCAACACGCCCTCAACGTATTTAATTGAGGTTTTTCCTCTATCGTGTGCGATCTCAATAGCCTCTACTACTTGCTCTGGGCCATATTCATCAGTAAGAGTTTCTAAAGTTTCTTTTATAAAAGAAGAGATGTCTCCGAAAGTATTTAACCAAGTTGAGAATACATCGTTTTGAATTACTGTATTTTTCTCTTTACTTTCCTTTACTTTACTTTC